ATAAAAGAAAGTCTGAAGCATTAAATATTTCATCTTCAGTAATAGAGCTTGCTGATAGTCTATTTCTAAGCATTAAAGAAAGCTCTTCTAAACTCGCTTCAATTTGAGGAGTAAAATCTGATTGTCTTCTTGGTACTAGATCAGCAAGTGTAGCAAATCTATTCACTAATTCATCATGATCTAAACCAGTGTCAAAAGGTCTAGGAGTAACTTTAATCACTCCTTTTTCAATCTTGTTTTGTGTCTGTTGTCCTAAATCAGATACAAAATTGATTTCATATTGAAAAGTCCCGCTTGTAGAAGTTACATCTAAAGATGATGCTGTATAATACCATAATGCAAACTCTAAAGAAGCGGGAGAAGATAAATCAACTTCTCTAGGCAAAGGATCAGCTAATACAGCTGAAGTTCCTACAATTCGAACTACTTTTACAGAGTAATAAGTATCACCATCTGTTTTAAAGAATGCTCTTACTTGATCTTTTTCTAGTGAAGTAGAAGAAGCAATAGTTAAAGTTCTTCGATCATTAGCAATAGCAGTTACTGAAATATCTGCTCTTGATTGATTTAGATTACTTGTAACTGTTGATGAAGCTTTAATAGTAATTGTTGGAGTTCCTGAAACAGGAGTTGGACTATTCCATTCAAAGAGATAATCTTTACTAGTAATTGCTTTTCTCATTTTCTTTTACCTCCTGAATTCGCTTTTTTTATATCTGATTTAGTAGCTCTTTGTAAATTAGCAGCTTGAATAAATCCATCTGTAACAGGACTCCAAGAGTGCCTACAGTTATAGCCTCCTCCTGCAGTTCTCACAGATAAGCCTTGTCCATTATTTAGCTGATTCATTTGTGAATCAGTTATTACTTTATTTACTAAAGGTTTACAAAAAGCCCTTGTTAATCCATCTTCTGGACCTGTATATAAATAGTTTGTTATTCCTGCTGCTTCAGAAATAGAAGCTGTTACTGATCTTCCATAAATACTAATTTGAGTATTTATTTCTGTTAATTGTTTTTTTTCCGCGCTCTCTAAACTTCGAGCAAGTACACTCATTGATTGATCTAAAGGAACTTCTAATACTAAACTATTAAGAGCTTCTCTTACTCCAGAAGTGACTTTAGGAAGTATTAAATCATCAAATACTTTTTGAACTGCTACTTTTTTCATAAAATCTATAATCATAGATTGATTTGGAGAAATAGCTAAACCAGGTTCAATAATAGCTGCTGTAACTTGAGCAGCTTTACTTATGTTTTCTGATTGCTCTACAAATTCATCTATTGAAGAAGCATATCCTCCATCAATAGCCAAATCAGTTAATTCTGAATTTGTGAGATTCATTAAATTTAGAGGATTGCTAGATTTAGCAACTCCTTTAAAATTTCTTAAAAAGTCTTTTCTTGATCGATCAAGTGACTTTTTCATTTTAGCTTCAGCTTTAATTTGTGTTTTTAATTCATCAAGTTTAGCTTTAGTTAATTCTGCTCTAATTCCTGTTTGGGTTTTTAATTGTCTCTCTAATTCAGCAACTGCTTTTTTATCAGCTTCTGATTCAGATAATAGATTTATATTAGAGAGATCATTAGAGCACATAGATAAATCTTAAATCTTAGATACAAGCTGTTACAATGAATCCTAAAGAAGTATCTACTTCTTTAAAGATATGTTGCTCTTCTACCCATACTGATCTTCTTACTGAATCATTAGAATCATATTGGCCCGAGTGCATAGGCTTAAAATCAAAGTTAAGAGCGGCTACAGGCATAGCTTTTACACCACCTGACTTTTGTACTACAGCATCTGAACCTTTCATGATTCCACAGAAGATAGTTGCATCATTCCAGATTTGAGCTTCTGAAGATGTTTGACCAGGAATAGCTGTTTCTCTTCGAGCTGCCCCGACATACACATGAGGAATTCCTAAAACATCTCGAATAATAGCGGCTACAGCTTCATCATTTAATACAAGCTGACCACCTCCAGCGATACCTGATGGAGAAGTACCTACTGTTAAATAGCTTCTAAATTCAGGATTTCTAGCTAAAGCTCGAGCTGCTCCTCTTCCGAGAATGATAGTATCTGGATTGATACCATGAGCATTTTGAAAAACTTGATCTTTTAATAAGTCAAGTCCTGTAAGAGCATCTGTACCAGCAGCATCTAATTTTCCACCCATCAAAGCAGTACAATTATTTGTATTAGTGAAAACTGCAGTATTAAAAAGTAAATCAGCAGCTCTTTGTTCTTTCTTTAGTAATAAAGCTCTTTGAACTTTTAAAGCTGCTCTTTGTTCTTCACTGCCTGGATACTGAGAATCAATAATATCTTCCATAGCAATTTTTTCTTCAAGCCCATAATTTTCAGCTTTGAAAGTCATGCTAGTTCTATCAAATTCAGTTAAAGAAACTCGACTTGATCCAGGAGCTCTTCTAATATCAAGTTCAGGAGCTCCCATAAAATTCCTAGTATTCTCTAAAAGAAGAGTACCTGATCTTTCAGGGATCTTGATATTTTCAAATACTTGATTAGCAATGAGTTGAGAATTTGATGGAATAGCTTGCTGAACTAAGCTAGTTAAAATCTGATCAACAGGATGAATTACACTATATGCACTATTCATAATTTATACTCCTAAGCTTTTAATACAGATGGTCCATTGAAATAAACTTCAATTTCATCACCATCTACAGCAGATACTTGATTAACATTGGGAAGAACTCGACAAAGAGGATAGTCTGTAGATACTGCTGCTTCTACTTTTCCATCTGTTGTCACTGATAAAATTGGAGTAGTAGCAAAATTAGTAATTGTATTTCCTGCTACTACTCGAGTGATACCAAAGATTACTACATCAATCATATCTCCCGCTGATCCTGCTCTTTGAGCTACTCCTGCAATTTGTGCTTCAGTTGGATCATCAGCTACTGCAATTTTACCAGCTGTATCAAATTTAACTACTGCATATTTAGTAATAGAACTTGCAGCTTCAAAACTTCGAATATTATTAGTATTAGTACTCATTATAACACTCCATTGATTGCTTTATTATAAAATTCTGAATTGTTTTCTCTAAATAAAGAAAGAGCTTCAGAGTAAGAAATATTCTTTTCTTCAGATAGATTTCTAATCTTTTGATCTAAAGTAGATCGATTGATTTCTTGACCGCTTGAAGAATGACCTACAGTTTTTAAATTTACTTGACTGTTAGCAGGTCTATCATTGAACATATTCCAGAAAGAGGGCTGTACATCTTTCATGTTCCAAGCATCTTTAGCATAAGCTTCTTCTGCTGGAGTAATCTTACCTTCATTTAAAAGAACAGATACAGCTTCTTTACACTTAATTTCATTATTCTCTCGAGTAAGTTTAGAAACTGTTTCTTTAAGAAGTGTAATTTCAGAAAGTAAATTGGATGATTCAGAAAGCTTTTTATGCTTCTCCTCATCTTCCATCATCTTCTTTTTCTTTTCTTCTTCATCATGCTCTTTCATTTCTTCAGCTTCTTCAGCTTTCTTTTCAGCATCATAATGATTATTCATCTTTTGTTTATCATCATGTTCAGCATTTAAAGAAGCTTCAGATTCAGCTTTCATTTCTGCAATTTGCTTCTGAAGTTCTAGAATCATAGCTTTAAGGGCTTCTGTTCCAAGCTCCTCTAACTTTTCTTTTTCATTCTCATTCATTTGTTGCTCCTTAGCACTTTCTGAGAGTGTTATAGAATCAATTTTGTTGTGACTTTGAGCGGGTCTAGGAGTAAGAGTAATAGCTAATAATTGAGCATCTCCTATTTTATCTCCTCCATCTCTAGAAAAGACTTCTCCATCAATATATTCTGGAGAACTCCATAAAATACCACCTGCATTCTTGACTACTTCAAGCCCTCTTTCATTATAAGCAGGTATAGCATAAAGCCCATCTTCTCGAAGTTCTAAATCAAGAATTAAGCCTAAGCTATTTCCACTTTCAGGAGGAGCAGGAGCACCTCCATTAAAAGGACTTGTAGCATGTTGCCAATCAATAATAACAGGATCTTGTACTTGTCTTTCTTTGAATACTCTTACTAGTTCTTCAAGTAGATCAGAAGATATTTCTTTTCCTATCTTCTCTCCATTCATTCGACTTGAGACTTGACCTAGCGAGAGTGTTTTAAAAGCTTTTCCTATTTGAAGCCCATCTGGAATATTATAATTAGAAGTTGCATCTAATTGTATAGCTTCTCCATATGCTCTTAAGCTTTGAGCTTTTTCATCTGCTTTCTTCATTTGATTTACCTTTGTTTTGCTCCAAGTATAAGCTGAATTACCTCCCCATAAGTCCCAAGCTTGCCTTCCCTTGCCATAATCATCCCAAGTAGAACCTTCTTTATCTACTTCATGTCTTTGAAAGTATGCAAGC